TATCAAGGTTAGTAGATCCACTATTCAAGGATGATAGTAAAAGAGTAAACAGCGTAAGAGACGCCTTAATATCCAGTATACATAACGTAACTTTGTATGAGGAGCTATACAAGATTTTAGGTATATACAACTATAATGTATTAAGCAAAGAAGATATGCCATTTAGCGAAGCCATAGGAGCATATAAGGCGCTACAATCCGTAAAAGGTAAAGAGTACCTACCCGATGATATTGGGTATGGCAATTGCGATGCGTTCGAAGAGATAACGTATAAGGATGACGGCGAGATAAAAAAAGTATATCACCATTATATACAGGGGGACGGCGGTTCAATCTTTTTTATATTACAGTAATTAAGCAAACCAACAAAAAGGGCGATACCATGAAACCAATAAAACCAAGTATTAAAAAGAGTAAGTATTTACCACCAGTAATTGATATGAAAGCAGACCATACTTTCACCAATGTATTAGATATGTATGTATGGATATATAAAGAGTATTGGGGAGGTAGCATGGATAATGCTAAGTATCTATTCCAGCATACCGCGTACAGGATAGGAGATACGTTCTACCATAACGGGTATAAAGTAGATTATCCTTTTCTACCTACAGACTTTTTTAGCCTTGAATGTACGGAAGGGTTAGAACGTATTGAGTTAGACGTATTCGATATGGAGGAAGTAGGTTTACTCTATGTATGGGTATCTAATGATGATCGTATACTAGTACATCATTTAACAGATGATGAGTATTATTTACAAGAACAATTGATTGCTAATCACACGTTTAATGTTAGTTGGTTTCTTAAAAATAATAAGTATTAAGTTTAACGTTTACCCTACCGTAACAAGTAGGGTATTTTTTTATTTTAAATTCTATGTGCTGCTGCTCTGCTGCTGTTTATAAAAAAGGGAGACCATCACCCCTGCGCACCCTAAACGCTTTACTAACTGCTGGTGGACTGACTGGTGAGTGCTGGTGAGTGCTGGTGGTGACACCCTACCTTCTCCGCACCTATTTGTATTTACTACACCCCTGCTGGTGCGCACAGTGCTGTATATACTAGTGGTGCTGGTGATCCGAGTTCGCCAAAAGTTATACAAATGAAAAAAGTTATCCACATGTTATGCACAGGTTACTAACAGGCAAAAAAGTTATCCACATGTTATCCACCGTCAAATATTTGTCGGTTAGTAACTTATGCACAGGCATTATTTTGACACTAAAGTTATCCACAACCCTTATGCGTTATAGTAAAAAAGTTACTAACAGGTTACTAACAAAAGGGCTTGTCAAGCTTTATTTACATAAATAAATTAATTGCAATCAATTGCAAAATAACTATTGACAAAGAAAGTTGCATAGACGATATTAGATACAGGCAAGGGAAACAACCCGAACCACTAACCCCCAAACGGGAACGAGTCAATCATGAAAACCATTAAGAAAACAGTAGTAAACCCAGCTACCTTAGCAAGCGACATAGTAAAGGCGTCTAGTAAAGTCCCTACAGTAAAGAAAGAGGCAGTAAAACCTAGCCATACGGTTTACGCTCCTATCCTTTCTACTCCAGCGGGACACGCCTTATTCAGTTATACGGACGCTATTATGAGCGTTTTGGGTATGAACTCTATTAAGCGTAATAGCGTACCAGAGAAGGCTTTCAAGGCTTTTCAGGGTATGACTAAAGCACTTAGCTATCATGGTAAGTTAGGACGCATAGAAAAGACAGGGAACGGCCTTGTAAGGCTAACTACGCAAGGTTTAACGTTCTTTACCCAACGTAAGGAAAAACATAACTTAGATCAAAAAGTAATCGACAAAATGATCTCGGCTATGAAGTCAGGCAAGTATAGCAAGGCTAAAACAGCGGTATTCCAGAACGTAAAATATAGTAAGGTAACTTACTAAATAGCCATCACAGACGGCCTAACAGGCCGTCTAACCTAATCAATGTATAAACATATAGGATTATATATCATGAAATCACTTAAGACAGTTATAGCGTACCAGAGACATAACAGAACCTACCTAGAATCGTTTATCACAGTAGCGGAAAAAGGGGCGAACGCAGTTAGTAATCTATTGAAAGCCCACCCCGTACTTTTAGCAGAAGGGGTAAATATCTTATCCGTAAGACAATATGAGAACGGTAACCTAGTATAGCCATCACAGACGGTCTAACAGGCCGTCTAACCTAACCAACGCATATAAACTATAGGATTATATATCATGAGTACAGCTATCATATCAGACGTTAAAATCATACCATCGTTAACAGTCATAACATTCAAATGGGATGGCGATGAGATGGAAACAAACATAGAAAATCAAGAGGAGTACGAAGAACTATTAAATAGTATTTTTGAAGTATGGGATACGGGGGGTATCACGGTAGAGCAAGCATGTAATAGATATTTTCAGGATAACATTGATATACTATTACTAACCGAGCAGATAGTAGAAGCTTGCTAAGAAAGTTATCCACAACCTAGACGGTAAAGTTATACACAGGCTCTACCGTCATTTTTATGACACGTAAAAGTTATACACAGACAAAAAATTGACCATACAAAAGTTATCCACAGGCTCAAAGCGTGGCGCAGAGGTTTTGTTATGAATACCAATTTTCAAAGTTACCTATATAGGTTCCTTAGTGTAGCGTTATGGATATACCTACATACCTTTGTTCACAAAAGTGTACTCGTCCTTTAACACACCTTTGTTATAAACGTAACCACCCTGTAAATAAAATTCTAAGTCACCCACATAGTATTCTTTGACAAACATTCACTGGTATGGCACAATATATACCTAGTAAAAAAAAAGGAGTAAAACGTATGGCAGTAAGTAATACAGAAGAGTTATACGTTGAATGGATAGAAGAACAGGGTTATACAGAAGCGCAAGCTTTGGTACGTCTAATACCAGAAAACCTTAACCTATTAGACATGTTGGAATACGGAGCACTAGAAATACAATTTAGAGGACAACCTATTACTATTACAGTTACTGAAGAGTTACGAAATGAAGTAGCAAGTATAGTATCAAGAGAGAGGCTAAGAGATGCTATTGCGCATAACTATGCTTATAGTACGAGAGGCGCAGTAGAAGAAGTAGTATTAATAAAGGACAAAGAATCTATTATACAAGAAAATTTCTTTACTACATGTTATAAAGTATTGGCCTTGGATGTGTTAGACCTACTAAAAAAATACACACCCGTAGTGTTTACCTACGAAGCTCGGTTTATACGTAAACAGGAAAAAGAAAAAAAAATAAAATTAGATGGGTATTCCTGGGCCGCTAGTAAAGTATTAAAAGGCCAGGACGTAGAAAGCATATGCGTAGATATAATAAAGCTACCCTATAATAGTATCTATGATTCAGGATGTTATCAAGCTTTGAACGATCAGGAACAAATAGAAAAAAGGCATGCTAAAGAATTGAGTGACCTGCAATCACAGTACGAAAAAGTACAGAAGCAGTTAGAACTTGAAATAGAAAAAAACAGTGGGCAGTCCATTAACAAAAGTAAAGGTAAACGAAAGATAAAGATAAGAAGAGGAGGTGTTAGTGGAACGATTGAAAATAAACAGAAAGATCAAACAAGTTGACAGCTATTCACTTGGTTTTACTGCAGGGTATGAACAAGCAGATGGTAAAACTAAAGCAGTAATAAAAAGCCTGGAAGGTAATATAATACATCTTTCTAATCAGTTAAAATACCAGCAACGGGAATGCGAGCGTAGGTATAAAAAAAGAGTTGAACAAGAAGCTAATCGTATAAATAAAATGCTGCATGCCAAGTATGCTAAATTAAAAAGAAAAATACAAAAAGGGAGGTACTGATGTCAAGGATTAAAATAAAACATAATAACTTAAAAAAAACAGCCAGGTATAAAGAAATACTACTTGATTTATATAATATTCTCGAAGAAGAGTGGGCTTATCAGTATGAGCATATGTCTATGTTACTTTGTATTGAACAAAATAAAGTAAAAGATTTAAGAATTACCTTACAGGTGTTAAGGGAAGACCATCAAGAACTTGTTGATTCTTTTTCATACATAGAAGCAGAACGTGATCTTCTAAAGAAAATAATGGAGGAACAGGGATGCCCAGGATTAAAATAAAACATAAGACCAAAGAAAAGGAAGGCATAGACACACGATCCTTTAAGCTCGGCTATCAGACTGGTTTCAGAGAAGCAGAACAAGTTACTATAGATAGACTGGATAGAGAATACTATAAACCTTTAAGAGAAGAGAATGAAAAATTAAGAAAAACTCTGGAAGAGAATGATCGGGAAAGAGAAAGACTGACACAGCTGTTACAAGAGAAAACCCTCACCAATAGACCTATGACTAAACAATTAAATAAAAGTGTAGAATTATTCAATGCTACACAAAATAAAAAAAAACTAACAGAAAGGCACTTAGCACGTATAAGTATAGATCTAGCTAAAACGATAGACACTAGTGTCATGGCTGTGATGAAAGGCACTGGGGTTATAAGTACAATAGATCTACCCCGTACTATTACACCTTCAGACTTTTTGTGTATCGAAGAAAACTTAAATAAAGCTATAAAGGAGGATCATGAGAAGAATTAAGGTTAATCGTAGCAGAAAACAAAATAATGTACTGGCACAAGAATTAGAAGAGCTTCAACAACGCTATGTTACCTGTGTACAGGCCTTAAAAAGTGATAAGGATCGTATCATTAAATTACAAAGTGATAATCTTGGACTGAAAGATACACTAAAAGGTATAGAGATGGCAAGAGGTTATAACGTATGCAGCAATGCACAGATAAGAATACGAGTATTAGAGTCACGTAACGGCCTAGCCACTATAGCTGCTTTTGTAGAGTATACATATATGGATAAAGATAAGGTAACTAAACCTATAAGACCTTTTGAGTTACCAACAGGTGATACCTATATAATTCCTATAAAGTAAGAGGTATACCATGTCAGGTAGTGTTGAAGTACAATGCCCAAGATGCGGATACTATGCCGCGTTATGTAGCCCTAGCAAAGGATTATGGTGTCCTAATTGCCAGAGCGGAAAGAAACAAGGTGGAGGTGAACATGCCAATAAGAACAAGAAGAAAAACAGTAAAAGAACCAAGACACGTACTACCTAAAAATAACAGGGTGGATGAGGTAGTTAAGGATGAGTACTATTATTTATCTTTTCTATGGCGGAACACGATAGATGATTTCCAGGATACGGTAGATCTTATCAAAAATAAAGGCATGCCCTTTGAATGGTCTAAGTCACCAAGTAATTGTATGTGTTTTCGCATCAAACGAACAGACTGGAAGAAATTCCCAAACCTTGTGAAAACCAAAGGTAAAAAGTACGAAAGAGACTGCCCTGCCTTTATGCCCTATTCAAGCTATGGCAACGAACAGCTATGGCAGATGGAAGAGCATAACCATTTTCCTTACCTCTACACTTCGTGGACACCTGTACTAAATAAAAGGAGAGTCAGGAGAAAACGCAAGGAGAGTATCTAATGAGCAAAAGAGAAGATGCAGGGTACATAAAGATAATATCAAAGGTGTTACCTATTGTTTTGGACTGGGCTTTTGTTCCTTTATTTGTGTTAGATAAGGATACACATATAGCTAAACAGGCAGAAGTAGAAAGGGCTCGTATAGAGGTAACAGATAAAGCTTTTTCTGAACTAATGGATGACGCATGTCTATATAAGCCATCGCAAGACTTCCTGTTCATGGATAAAACGATAGTGCTAAACGAACATATCACTCTTAAGTATAATTATTTCTATGTCTCTTTTAGAGAAGAAAATGGCATGCCTAAGTTTGTAAACATACTATACCCTACACAGCGTGATAAGTTAATGTGGTTTGGTATTATGCGAGAGGAAAATGGTCAATACAGTTCCAGGTTAATGCAAGCACAAGGAACAAGAAATGAAAAATGGAATGCATCTGAGGTAGAAAATGGAAAGTTTGATTACAAAGGAGATAAAGAAGAACGCATACAAAGATTCATGACAGCCATCCTAGTTAAGATGGCTACAACGTTAAGAGCATTGGGGCATAGTGATCTATACCCAATAGAGCGTAAAGGAATACAGCATCGTAAAATACACGCTAAGAAGCCATGGACGCGCTCAGACCTACCCACTATTATCTTCCTTAACAAACTACCAACAGAGTATATAGAGCCCCAAGGAGGACACCATAACAGCCCTCATCCACACACTAGAAGGGGTGCATGGCGAAGACTAGACAATGAACGTTTTAAGAACCACCCAAAATACAGAGACAAGATATGGATTAAGCCTACCTGGGTAGGAGAAAAAGAAACAACAATACAAAATATAACATATAAAGTTCTATAGGAGGAGTCAATGAAAACACGTAGTGCAGTACAAATAGTAACATTAGATATACAGATCACAGCCTGTATTATTTTAGGCGGGCTATACAACATATCCTGGGCAGAAAACATTTTAACTTTTTATATGCTTATAGTGTTTCTCCTTACTATTTTATTTACTGTAGGGTATTTATCAGATGCTATATCTGATAAGGAGATGGCAGGAGAAGTAAGTAATAAATACTGGAGGTATTATAGAAGAATAATAGTAGGTACCCAACTACTAGCCTACATTCTACTAGGTTGGTTTATGTTTGCTTTTATACATAGTTTATTCTATGTACTTATAATGGCACTAAGAGAAGTAGCTAGAGATAGAATTATTAATGAAAAAATGGAGATAAAATGAAAACTTATTTAGATTTATTACAACGCATAGCAACACACGGTAATGACAGAGGGGACAGAACGGGAACTGGAACCAGATCGCTTTTTGCGGAGAAGATGACTTTTGATCTCACAAAAGGTTTACCTGTGGTCACCACTAAAAAGGTATACATGAAAGGTGTTATACATGAGCTGCTTTGGTTACTATCGGGCGATACTAACACTAAGTACCTAACAGATAATGATGTACACATATGGGGCGAATGGAGTGACAAACAGGGGAATTTAGGACCAGTGTATGGGGCTCAGTGGCGTAAGTGGGGTGAGTACAACGGAGGGTATAATAATGGATCAGGTATTGATCAGATATCCCAGGTTGTAGATACTCTATTAACTAACCCTGAAGATCGTCGTATGATAGTTAATTCCTGGAATGTAGGGGAATTAGAAAATATGGCTCTGCCACCATGTCATATGTTCTTTCAAGTATACTCAAGAGAGATGACAGTACCTGAGTTACGAAAAACATATCTCAAAGATTTACCTGACATAGTACACATGGGTAAAGACGAATTATTAGAGTATATCAATGCTTGTGAGTTACCCACACGTTACCTCGATCTGCAAATGTACCAGCGCAGTGCAGACATGTTCCTTGGCGTACCTTTTAATATAGCAAGCTATGCCATATTAACAGAAATGTTAGCTAAACAGACTAATCACATTGCTCATACGTATACTCATATTTTAGGTGACGCTCATATTTATCTAAACCACAAGGAGCAAGTTAATACCCAACTTAAAAGACATACACGTACGTTACCTACGTTACAGCTCGCAGAAGGTGTAGATAATATATTTGACTATTCTTATAAAGATATCAAGATAGTAGGCTATGATCCACACCCAAAGATCAGTGCACCTGTAGCTATATAGTTATAACCCAGGTGTTGATATATAATCGGCACCTATTAAAGAGAGATATAAATTATGACAAATGATGAAAGTGTAATAAAGTTAATTGAAAGTATAACGCGTAATATACAGGATAATGTATTAAAGAATGTTAAAGGTATTACTAAGAAAGATATTTTAGGCTTAATGGTTAAATCCTCTTATGAAATAACAAAAGCTTTAGAGGAAACACCTATAACAGCAACTTCCTTTATCGCAGTCCAGATACTAACCTCTGTCATAGATACTATGGCTAAAAGTGAGTATGTAGATATCAATGACCCTGAAGCTTTATACCTAGAAGCTATGGATAGAACTATTGATAACTTGGATAGGTTAAAAGAAGCAATAAAAGGGGACGTACCTAAGGATTGTAATGAATGCCCTGATAAAGAAGTATGTGACAAAATAACAGAACAGGAGAATGTGGTATGGGAACCATCTATCGTCCATTAAAGATAAGGAAGAGAAAAGGTAATGTAGATAGTAAAGTTAGTATAACCATAGAAGCTGTTTCTGTACTTATTGATAGCAAAACGGAGTCTCTACAGAATCAGATTAAGATATTGCAATCAAATGCAATAACTACCATGGTTATATTAGGTGACATAAGAAACTCTGCAGCACTAGCAGCAAGCAGTACAGAATCTACTAAGCGCAGGTTAGAGGAACTACTATCTAACATCGACTTAGCCACAGATAATATTAAACAGTATGTAGGGGTGCCACAGAATATATTGAGTACTGAATACTCAGAACCACATACCATGCAGGAAAGTCTAAATGAGTATATAGAAGACGCTGAAAGACCACAGGGGGTGTATGAAGATACAGAAGGGGATGACGTAGTAGAGAATGTATCTGAGGAGTATGAGGACTACGCGGAGTGGGGATTTGTTGAAGCAGATAGGCATGAACATGAGGCAAGAAGAAGAAGGAGAAGAACATGATGTGTTTGGACCCTACAATTACTCGATTATCTGATAGCCTATTACTTTCAGATGTTATTGGTTGTGACTCTGTATATAGATATGGCTATAGAAATAGATTCGATAAGGTAGATCAGGCTAAGTTAACAGAAGGAAAGAACTTAGCAAGCCTATTAGAAGACTTACAAGATGAATTAGGCCCATTTTCCGTATGTTATGGGTACCTATCACAAGATTTAAGTCGTAAAATAGTCACATATCAAGACCCTGATAAGCCTTCCTATCACATGTGGAACCTTGGAGCAGCTGTAGATGTATGCTTTCATGAGCATGTAGAAGATACAGCACCTATATATGCCGCACATATTATAGATGATGACCATGAATACAGTCGATTAATCACCTATTCTGAGTCAGAATGGCTATGTATAGGCACCAGAATAGAGGAAAAAGAGGGTAAAAGTAGACAAAAACTCTATGAAAACCGCTATTTAGGGGTAAAAAAGCCTAAATGGGTACAATATAGCCAAAATAGCACTACTAGAGCCTCTCAGAAGGCTACACACGAGCTTGAACATCCATGGAGGGGTACAGGGCACCCTCAGTACCACGGAGGCGGCAGAAAGCAGTTTGAGCACCAAAGGATCTCTAAATACACACATATTAATGATTTTCTCTATGATAAGTATAAAGTAAGTCGTGGAGAGAAGAATATACCCCCATTTACAGATAGAAAGCTAATAAACCGTTGGTATCAGTGTGCAAAGATGGCAGGAGACGTAATAGATAACATAGCATACCAGTTCGGTACCCGGGTATCCATAATACGAGCATATAATTCTACAGTACCAAAACAGAAGTGGGATAAAAGGTTTACTTTAGAAATAGTACCACCACACTGGCTTAAGGCAGATACATTGGCTCATCATATTGAGTTTATGGAAGGTGTAGAGTTAGTACGGGTAGCTAACGGTAAAGTGAGAGTGACAGGAGAGTATATATGATATGGGTAGCCTTAATATTAAAGCAGGGAACTACAGCGTTAAATGGGGAGCATTGTGACATATGCTTCACAGAAGCGGAAGATAGACCACAAGCTGTTAGTAGTATAAGAAATCACACATGGGCAGACCCATGGGGGAAGAAAGACGCATGTCAACTAGTGATCGTGAAGATATTCAAGCTATCAGAAACACCATCCTCTCTACTGGTAGGTCTACCAAATCAGCAGGAAAAGCTCTCTCGGGGCTTGCACAAGTTATGTTGCAGATCAGTAGTGTCAAAGCCAACAACATCAGAAAACCAAGTACCAAATTTACGGGTAAGGAGGAAGAGAAGATGACAGAATTGCAATCAACTGCAAAATCTCGTATCAGGGTAAAAAGGAACCTAGATGCACAGAGGCATACAGTACAAGAAAAAGCATATGAGTCGGGCTTTGAGTCCGGGTATGCTAGTGGTAAAAAGGAAGGGTTCAAACAAGGGGAAGATAGTACAAAATATATAACAAGGACACAAGCACGTAATTTGCATAACAGTAGTTCTATGGATATTGATGAATATAGATCTTGCAGGTATAAATACTATTTTGAATTAGACAGAAGGCCTCACAACAGATCTTTATCTTTACGTGTACATATTGAAAGAACAGCAGAGGACAGTAATGTTACATCTGGTTATAACTCTGAACATACAATATATGAGTATAGTTTACAAGACCAAACAGAAGCATTATATATGTTAACTGCCTTATTTAATACTTGTAGACTACGAGTAGATACTTTATCTTTTGTCGAGACATTAGTTGATTTTATATACGACGAGTTACGAGCTAATGTAGGTAGAGGTGTACGTTATTCGTTTAAGTCTATAACAGACTCAATGAGTAAAGAACAAGTAAGAATGTACATACTTAGAAGTATAGGGTATGAAGATGGTAGTTAATAAAATAAGGAGAGTATTATGACAAAGAGTGCATTAAGAATGCTTCTTAAACAACTAGAGGTACGGAATGTTAATAGTTTTATAAAAAACGTAACAGTGCCGGAGCATATGTACGATAATGGGTACTCTAGCTGGCCTGTAGAAGAGACAATGCTACCATGGTCTATAGTAAAACCTGCTATAAAACATACAAGGAGAGCAGCATAATGGATCGAACTAAGGTATACAGATGTAGAGTAAAAATAAGAAATACATTCAAAGGCCTATCAGTAAAAGAGTCAGCTAAGGCATTAGAGGGCATCTTAATAGATTTAAGATATGCCTGGACATTTGACGTTGATGAAGTGTATGCAGGAGAGTATGCAATGAAGAGTGACGACGGTTTATTACAGAGCTTAGGAGGTATAGAGTGGATCGCCTCAGGGGATGTAGAGTTTATAGAGGGGTAGAAGGCTAATGGATGCTTATTGTAAGTTAACTTATCCCCTTATGGTGTGTCTTATAATAATTACACTGTATGCATTATGGTATAGCGGAGAAAATATAACAATATACCACTGGGTAATAGCATTGCTACTTTTAATATTATCACCACTAAGTTTTATAGTACTGTTGCTTATGTTATTAGTAATTGGGGTTTTGTATACTTTTAACAAATTAGAGAAGGTAGTATGTATTAAAGGAAGAAAGAAATGAAAAACATAACAAGCACCACTAAACAATCAGTACGGGATTATTGGCAAACACAAGGATGGTTTGTAAAACAGATAGAAGAGATAGCCAAAGTAGAATTTATACTAGACCCTTGCGCCAGTGAAAGTAATAAGAAAACATCATTATACATTGATGAAAACGATAACGGGTTAGAAGTAGACTGGCTTCGCTACATCATGACACTAGGTGACGGTAGTGTATTAGGTGCGGTATTCGTTAATCCTCCTTTTTCCCAGATGGATAAATGGATAGACAAGATCATCCTAGAGTCTAACAGAGGTTTACGGGTGTTCATGCTACACCCGGATACTAGTGATACGGCATGGTACCAAAAGATAGAAAAGCATTGTACCTATCAGTTGGTACCACGTAGCAGGCTCAATTACATAGATCCAGAAACAGGTAAACCAAGAAATGGTGTTAATTTCCAATCGTGTGTATCAGTGTTCACCGGAGTACACTTACCTTCCCCACCAAGAATAAGATTTGATTTAGAAAAGCCTATTAGAAGAGTTAAGAATAAAAGCAGAATAAGAGTGAGGAGAAAAAAATGAACATAGGTTTACCAATAGACTTAAATGGTGTTACGGATAAACCACCAGGACATGAGTATGGCACTGTATACCAAGCACGAAAGTTAGTAAATTTTGGTCTGTCGGAAAGTAATGAGCTTATAACAGGCTTAACCTTAGTAGTAGTACGCCAAGGAAATAGGTATGATGGCTTACAGGAAAACATAAGTAATTTAGGTAATGAGTTCACATGTGTATTACCAGAAGAGGGGTTGATTGAAGGGTTCCTCTACATAAGTGAAGAAGTATGTACTTCCACGGATTGGGAGACAGGATACTGTGATGACACTGAATTATATATACGGAGAGTGTTATGAATTATGCGTGGAATAGAGAACCTAAACTTAACATACGATCATCTCATAAACCTTCAGACTCTAAACCGTTAAGTGGGTTAGCTCTTATAGTAGATCAAGGAGTAGGTAGAGTCTACATACAAATGGATGATCAAGACATAGAGCGTATAGGTAAAAAAATGCCTTATGGTTTAGGTTACGCCAACCCAGGGTATTTAAGAGTAATAAAGAAACACGGACATTATGACATAATGTGTTCTTACCTAGATAAAAGTAAAACAGTAGCATTATGGAAGTCCGACAAATTACCTAATTGGGTTAAACGAATCAAGTACAATCAACCTTCCTTGTAATACCCTTCAATAGTCCCTATAATTCTATTGTGAAATAACATAATAGAACGGGACAACTCAATGGAAACCAAAACACCCTGCTATCAAGCAGAAGTTCAAGAAGTCCATTCTGGTGATGATTTAATTCTACTAGTAAGCTTAGGCATAGATAACTTATACAAGAAGGTACGAGTGCGTTTGCAAGGTGTAGACACACCAGATGCGTACAAAGCTGGTATAGGTACGGAAGCAGGTAGGATAAGAGACCAGGTGAACCAACTAGTAAAAGGTAAAAAGTGTGTAATCATAGCACATTCACAAAGTTCGGGAAAAGGTGGGTGGGTGGTTACCCTACATATTGACAATAGCATGCAGACTGAAACGTTAAATGAGATACTGCGCCAGGAAGGGTATGTATTCAGAGGAAAAACTAATGCCGCTTAGAATACGTAAAAGAAAAACTTCAGATAACACTAAAGTAAGAGTTGTCAGAAGAAAGAATAAACGTGCTGATATGAGCAGACAGGCAGAAGATATAGATGGGTTCACAGACTCAGTAACACAAGGAACTATATTAGCAACACCCTATAGCATACAAAGTCTTTCTAGCTTGTTTGAGCAGTCTAATATATTAAGACAATGCATAGAGGCTATGACTACTAACATAGTACGATACGGCTACAGAGCGGTTCCTATGGTAGAAGGTATGGAGGTAAAAGAGGAAGAAAAAAATCTATTAGAGTCTTTCATAGAATCACCTAATACAGAAGAAAGCCTGGTAGGTATACAATCAAAGAAAACCACAGACTATGAAAAGTACGGTTTTGGTTTTATAGAAGTAATAAGAAACGCTAGAGGAAAACCCTCCTTACTACGGCATGCTAAATCATATAATATACGATTAATGAAAAAGATAGGTGATCCTGTACCTATTGTAACTTCTGTAGTTCGTGGTGGCACTAGAAGTAAAATAACAGAATACAAACGATTCAGAAGGTATGTACAAAGTTATGGCACGGTAAAGACATACTATAAAGAGTTTGGTGATCCTAGAGATATGGACTACCGTACAGGCAGATACGCAGGTGATGATGCTAAAGTACAAAAGAAGTATAAGGCTACAGAGTTACTACATGAACACCAGTACTCAGAAGACAGTTACGGGCTACCAAGATGGATATCACAGATGCCATCTATTCTAGGTAGCAGGGAAGCAGAAGAAGTAAACATGAGGTATTTTGAAGATAATACAGTACCTCCAATGATTATGTCTGTAGCAGGTGGGCGACTGACACGACAATCTTTCCAGGATTTAAATAAGTTATTACAAGGTGATGGTGTAGGCAAAGAACGTCAAAACCAGATCATGCTTATAGAGGCCATCCCGGAAACAACAGGGTTGGATGAAAAAGGTAGTGTTACACTACAGATAGAGAGATTGAGTGATGTTAGACCAAGTGATGGTCTTTTTAAAGAATATGATGATGCTAACATGGCTAAGGTTATGTCTTCCTTTAGGCTATCACCAGTAGTTATAGGCATGTCTCAGAATATAAATTTTGCCACAGCTAATGTAGCCGCATACCTGGCAGAGTCTCAAGTGTTTATGCCAGAAAGACAAACTCATGATGAGTTTTTTAATAAGAATTTTGTTAACCACCCTAATGGTCTTAATCTTATGACAGTTAAGGTGGAGACAAAAGGCCCTAGTGTTACCAATCCAGATCAGGTTATTAAAACTCTTACAGCAGTAAATGTTATGGGTGGTGTAACACCTCGTATGGCTATAGAAGTGACTAATGAGACTATGCAGTTATCATTAACGCAGTACCCAGAAGAAGGAGAAGAAGGCTATGAAGAGTGGATGGATATGCCTATGGTACTATCACAGAAGATCCTAGGAGCCTCACAGCAAACAGGAGAAGGTGAAAAAGAAGATGATGAACAAGCACAAAAAGATACTGATATTAAGGACAGAGAGTCTAATGGAGAGACAGGAGTAGGAGAGAAGGCAGCGGAACATGGTAGCGAATAGGTTTACTTTTAAGAGATACTGCATTACAATCAGTTAAAAGATTGCAATCAACTTCAATAAAGGTAAAGTTATTAAGTGGCTATCGTTATAACAAAAGACGATGAAGGCTTTGATCGTTTAGTATTCGCAGAGGTTATAATCCCTGATGCACCTAATGTATACGGGGATTTCCATACCAAGCAGTCAGTACGGGACTTTGCTTATGGGTTTATGGCTGCAGGGTATGGTATAGACGTAAATCATGATAACGACGATATAACAGGTAAAGTGTATGTTGTGGAATCTTTCATTGCCAGAGAAGGCGATAAAGATTTCATAGAAGGTGCCTGGGTCGTAGGTATGTATATACCAGATGATGATATGTGGCAAGGCGTATTGGATGGAAATCTAAACGGCTATTCGTACGAAGCTTTCGTTAAAGTGATGTATACGGATATCGAGGTACCTAACGAGCAAGATAGAATAGGCACAACAGAGCCTGATATATACGATAAACACACTCATGAGTTTTTTGTACTCCTAGACAAAGAGGGGAGACCTTTAATGGGCGGAACTTCTATTACAAATGGACACTCTCATTCCATAACAAGACATACAACAACTGATACGGCCTTTGAGCATAGCCATATCTATAACTTTGTAGAAGGCAAAGGAGGTAAATAATGGCGATCAAAGAAGTAGGTCTATTAAAGCTTGTAGAACCAGAGTACCTATCTCTGGTAGGGTCCCCGGCCAATCGAACTGGGTTTAAAATAATACGTAGTAAACAGGAAGAAGGTAATATGTCACATACAGATAGGAACCTCCGTGTACGGTCTAAAGTAAAAAGGGCAGATGGTTTACTATCCATTGATTTCCCTGAAGGCATATCTAACGAAGAAGCAGAAGAGTTTATGGATTCTTTCGCATTAGGTGAAGATTATGAGCTGGTTGTAAATGACAGTGGTAACTATTATGCTAAACGTACAGGAGATAACTTAGATGATCCTGTAGTACCTATTGAACTAGGTAATGGTTTTACGGCTAACATCTCTACTGTGACAATGGCCTCAAGATCAGATAGCAAAATTACAGGTGTCACCCTAGTAGGTTTAGAATTTGATGAAACGTTTAGTGACGTAGCATCAGTAGAAAGCTGGTTAGGGGAGCGAGATGTTAATTATAAAACTGATGGTATTGAGTCTGTAGAAGGTGGCACTATAGTAACCAGACATGATGTACCAGAAGGCAATGAGATACGTAAGATACGCTTAGGTGATGGCGTTACTGGAATGGTGTCTAAGACCAAAGATGACGACATTCCTACTAAGGTGTACCGCTCTGTTATAGAGCAGGCTTATGGTAATTGGGGGTGGGGTCATTTAAACTTCGCTACTGCACTAGCAGACCCGACATTTACTGACGCATCATGGGATGCAATATTCGTTTTGCGTGATGTTTTAGAGAACGTAGTCCTATATTCAGGATTACCCCTTGACGACAGAAAAGTTTTAATTCAAAATGTATGTGACGAATTTACACAATATATGACCAGTCTTATTGATTCGCTTCCTCGTGAAGTCATCGAACAGGCTCGGGCAGACCGAAAATCAATAAAGGAGCCTGATGACATGGCAATCGCAAAAAAAGGTAATAAGAAGGTTGTACGTAAAGATACTGAAGCAGACGCTAAGGATATTGACGAAACAACTGAAGATGTCTCTCGTGATGACGCAGAAGACACTGATGATAAAAAAGACTATGTAACAAGGGGTGACCTGGAAGATGTAGTAACCAAAGCAGTCGCGGCAGCTATGAAACCTGCAGAAGACGCTAAGGTTGAACGTACTGATGAAGAAGATACTGGAGAAAGTACTTCGGAAACTGGTGGTTCTGACAATGCTATGGCTACTGCTATGGCAACAATGGCAGCAGCTGTTACTACTATGGGTGAAACTATGGCTACTATCACACGCTCTGTTGATGATATGAAAGGTGACATTGATGAGCTAGGAGGCGATACAGTCTCACGCTCAGATGATGATGAAGCTGATGCTACTGATGAAGAAGATCTCGATGTAGCTAAAGCTAAACGCGAAGACGCAAGCCCGTTTGACGGAATGTTTGGTGATCGTTTCAAGTAACGAGCCACCAACGGCACGTTAATTAATTATTAAAAGTTTTTAGGAGATATACCTAATGTCTATGAGTAACAAAGAACTGGCCCGTCGTGCGGATTTAGCTATTGCTGATCTGAACTCAAACGGTGGCCTTTTAAACCCAGAACAGGCTAATCAATTTATTGATATGATCCAGGAACAGCCTACTATCCTTAACCAGTCACGTATTGTACGTATGGGTGCACCAACACGTAAGATTAATCGCTTAGGTTTTGGTCAGCGTATTATGAAAGCTGCACCACAAGGTACTTCACCTTATGCGGCAGACGACGGTACTAATGATCGTTATTTACCCGCAGCAGATCGTTCAGCACCTACCACAGCACAGATTGAGCTGAATACTAAAGAGATCATGGCTGAAATCCATCTTCCCTATGAATTATTGGAAGATAATATCGAAGGTCAATCTTTTGAGCAACATGTAATGCGTTTAATTGCAGAACGTGCAGCACAAGATCTGGAAGAGTGGATGCTAGAAGGTGATATAGCTTCAGGTGACCCATACCTTGCTTTGAATGATGGTCTGTTAAAAACAGCAGTGTCTCATGTAGTTGATTTATCTGCACAGTTAGATATTGACGGTAATGCACTTAACTCTAATGTTCACCCTGCAACTTTCGCAAATGCTATGTTAGCAATCCCTCAGAAGTATTTACGTAACCTTAACGGTTTAAAACATTTTATGCCGGTAGCAGATACTATTAAGTACCGCGCTCGTGTAGCTCACCGTGCTACTGGCTATGGTGACTCTG